AACAGAAATAACATTAAAAAATATGTCAAACCAAAAATGGCCAATAAAAATACTCCTACCAAGAAAAATGGCGAGGGGTAATGAGACAGTATACTCTATCATTAATGGTGGAGACAAGCTAATAAAAACAGCTTTAGTGGGACGGACCTGCCCTTATTGTGGATCAGATAAATTTAAGATTAGAAAAACACTAGACGGGTTGACAAACATAGTCATATGTGGGTATGATTTGTGCGAACACCGACTTGATGTTATAATAGAACTTGAGGAATTTAAAAAGTAATGTTTATAAGTCAGAAAAGATATGAGATTAGGTGTTTCGGAGAAATGTTAGATACAGTTGCTAAATATTTCCCCGAAGCCGATGTTTGTGTGGACTCGTGCGATGGGGTACACTCTGTATCTTTTTCTACCACTTTTGGTCCAACAACTGGTGCAACAGTGGATATTGCATTAAAAGATTTTAAAGATACTAAAGTAGTTTTAACATCGTCTATCTGCTTCTCAACTTCATCTATAAGCGATGCCCCCTCCATTTACACGAGTAAAAACAACGAAGAAATTATAGATACTTTTTTTATTCACTATGAGGTAACGAAAGCTTTAGTAAAATTGGGTGTGGTTGAGACCGACGCCTACAAGAGTTTGATGGGAGACATAAAAAATAATGGGTAACATACTAGTGACTGGAGACACCCACTGGGGGCACCTCAACATAATTAAATACTGTAAGAGACCATTTTCTTCTGTCGAAGAAATGGATGAAATGCTAATCCAATACTGGAATGCTAAGGTTAAACCAAACGACACGGTTTGGCATCTTGGCGACTTTTCGTTCAAAGGAAAAGAGCCGAGGGAGTATTTCAACAAATTGAATGGTAAAATATTGTTTACTATTGGAAACCACGATAAACGCCACTCATTGCAAGAGCTTGCTCCTGTATATGACAGGTATGACTTGAAACCTGACCCAACAAACAAACGTTTAATGTACGTGTTATCCCACTATGCACAAAGAGTTTGGAACAAATCCCATCATGGAACTTTCCACCTATATGGACACTCGCATGATACTCTTGAAAAAGAGCCTTGGGGTCGTTCTATGGACGTTGGTGTTGACCCTGCCAACAGAATATTAGGGCGTTACGAGCCTTTTGCTATAGAAGAAGTTTACGAAATTCTTTCTAAACGAGAGGTAAAAGTGGTTGACCACCATGGGGAGCCTGGATCTGAAAATGGATAGATTTATTTTATTTGTTTGCGCTAGTTTTTTCGTAGTCACTGTAATTTACAGTGTTATAGCAACTTACAAACACAATAGTAAGGGCTACAAGTCAACTAAGGAACCTAAAAGGTGGCGTTAATTCTTAGACTGGTGTATATTTTAATATCGGTGGCTATCATAGGCTTATTCGGAGAAAAGTATGAAAACGACGGCTATTAGTTTTATGTTAATTATGTCAATACTAGGGTGTTCTACCTTTTGTAAAAAAACAACTAACAAAACATGCTATAATGCAAACGATGGTTTGGCGTGTTACATGGTAAACCATGACTGTGAGAAAAAACAATGAAAACAGATAATATGCCGGTTATCGGGGCAGTTCCGATCCGCCAGCTTAGTAGCAAAGTGGTGCCAATACAAAAAGATTCTAAAATATTAGAGACTCCTGGGCTTAGGTCTGTGTACTTTAAGCGCTCTAATAGTGATGACGCAACAGCACTACAAGAATTGTCAGAATCATTTGAGAAATTTGTTGCAAACAAAAATAACTTAGTTATTATATCTGTGTCAAATTTTGTGGTCGTAGATCAACCAAAGCGCGGCAAACATCCGGTTAAAACTTTCTATTGTCATCTTGTCTATAAAGAGTAATATGAACACAGAGCTACTACAAAAAGTTGTTGATCACATCGAAGCCAATCCACACACTTTTATTCAAGCGGATTGGACGCGGTACGGTAAACATACCAAACATTGTATTGGGGGCTGGACAGTTTTACTAAGTGAACAAGGATATTGTCTTGACACATCTCCGCTAATGCTGGGATTTGTTGATCCAAATTTTAAAACAAAATCTGGAGAAATAAAAAAACAATCTGTTGATGCAAAACAAATTGCTGAGAAATTACTTGGTATAAATCAAAAGCAGGGAGATATCCTTTTTACGGGGTCTCCAAAAGATGATTGGCCAAAACCTTTTTCTGAGCAATGGTCAGAGTCTTTTTTAAAGGGCAACACTTACGAAGATGTTTGTAGCCTACACGCAAAAGTGGCGGTAGATTTTATCAAATTTTTAATTACCAATGGTGTAAACGGGTTTTCTCAAAAAAAGGTAAAGCAGAAATGAGGGTAGCACTAATATTATTAACCATGTTTTTATTTGGCGGCTGTAAAACACTACAAACTACCTGTGTGGGGGCCGTAGATCCTCAGACATGTCTTTTAGTAGGGGAATTCATAGCTACTGGTAATGTTCGGGATATAAAAAATTCTTTTGTAATGCTGGCCCCAGAACCTATAGAAAAAGACCACGAAAAACCTCAGTTTAACTCGTATGGTATCATGAACGTAGATTTCAAGAGGTAAAATAAAATGATCCAATTACTACACCAAGACGAAAACATACACCAGGTTATACAAAATGGAAAAGAATTTTTAGACCAAAAAACCCTAGAATCGATGAATATTGAGGATATCAATTGCTATATAGATTTTCTACTAGTTTTGCACGGGCACATTGTTGAAAATGACCCCAGATACCACATGCCGTCAGGACTGAGCATATGGTATGAAGGCTTCTTAGATCAAGATGTTGAGGTGTCTAGATATATATGGGAGCAACACTTCCAAATGGCAACAAACTATAGAAAATTAAAGGAGGCGGCACTCTAGTGTCAGACAAGTCCCAAAAAATAGACTCTATATTTGAAAAAGTTAGAGTTATTATATCCTCAGTTTCTGGAGGTGTTATCAGCGAGTCTGATTTGAATTATATTACCATAGCTGGTATGTTGGGAACGTATGTACAAGGGGTGGCTGGTAGTTTAATGCGAATGTACGAACATGATTCTGGAGCATTTGTCCGTTTAATAACAGAGCTACATAAAACAGACGCTGAGTTAGCATCAAAAATAACTTCTGTTATAGACTCCACCATACTTCTCGGAGAAGCAGCTAAAAAAACTATTAGCGTGGTTGAAAACGATGTTGAATCAAAGTATACCGTAGTTCAGCAAAAAGATTTTAAAATACCCCCAGAGATGATCAATTAATGTATAAATGTTGGACCATAACTAAGAATAAAAATTTAGAGTTTCAAATGGACAGGTTTGAAGGCTCGTGGTTCCATTTTTTTGTGTTTAGCGTCTCCACACACAGTTTTCATGTGTGTTTGCTTGGGTTATCACTAGATATCAGGTGGATGAGTGATCACTCTGGAGTCAGCCTTGACTTTTGTTCACCATTTGGGTATTATGTAGGACTTAATTTATATGATGGTAGACATTGGGAAGAACGCCAAGACACCCCTTGTAAGGGCTAAAAAGGAGATTAGAATGCACACAATAGAACTTTCAGAAGAAGCAGTGAAAGAGTGGGCAAAAACTGCGCGGCACGTTTATAATGTTATGAGGGACTTTGAGCGAGAGGTCGTTGTTGCCTGTAGAGAGATAGTCGCCAATCAGAAAAAAGAAATTAAGGAGAATTAGAAATGGGTTGTGATATACACTTTTATGTAGAGCGAAGAGTAAAAGGTCGCTGGGTTTCCGTTGATAAGTGGACTCCCCTAACTAAAAAAGACATAGAGGAATATAAGGAATACCTCGACAGCGAGATACCAAAATATAGATTAGGTTACAAAGATTCTTTCTACAGCGGCAGAAATTACGATTTGTTTGCAATTTTAGCAAACGTTCGTAACGGGGTTGGGTTTGCCGGAATACCAACCGGACTAGGTTTTGTACCTATAGCTATGCCTCGTGGTCTTCCTAAAAATGTATCTAAAAAAGTGAAAATTTGGTCAGACATTTATGGAGAGGATGGGCACAGTCACAGCTATCTAACCCTAAAGGAACTATTAGATTATGATTGGAATCAAACCACCGTCGAGTATGGCGTTGTTGGCCCTAATGGATATAAAGAATATAAAGAAAAAGGTTATCCAACAGAATATAGTTCTGGTGTGTGGGGCAAGGATATAGAATACGTGTCCGAAGATGAAATGGAGAATCTTATTAAAAATGGGTTACAAGATACTGGGTGGGATAATAAAGTTTTTACTAAGCTAGCATGGAAAATGTCATACAGAGATTGTGCTGGAGATTTTATTAAAGAAACAATCCCAAAACTAGAGAAGTTAGATAAAAACTCTAAAAACGTTAGAATCGTGTTCTGGTTCGATAATTAGAGGTTATTGAAACTGGAAACAGCCTTATCAAAATATCACACTTGATTAAAGTGCAGTCTCTATGTTATAATAGAGACTATGAACACCATCCCCACATTATTGACTAGAGACACCTTTAGGGAATCTGTATTTTCTAGAGATTCCCATAAGTGTGTGGTATGTAAGGAAAAAGCTCAGGATGCCCATCATATTATAGAGAGGCGTTTATTCCCTGACGGTGGGTATTATCTAGACAATGGAGCATCTCTATGTGGCCCATGTCACATCGCTGCCGAAGAAACGGTTATTTCATGTGATAAAATCAGAGAGGCTGCTGGTATTAAACACGTTATCTTGCCTCCACATCTATATAAAGACCATAAGTATGATAAGTGGGGTAATCCTGTACTAGCCAATGGTCAAAGACTACGTGGAGAGTTATTTTTCGACCTATCTGTACAAAAAATTATCAAGCCAGTTTTAGACCTGTTTACTAAGTATGTAAAATACCCTAGAACTTATCATTTACCCTGGTCCCCCGGCATGACTAAAGATGATAGAGTTATCGAAGATTTAAGCCATTTAGAGGGCGTAGAGGTGATTGTTACTTTGAAGCTTGACGGCGAGAATTGTACATGGTATAGAGACTACTTGCATGCTAGAAGCTTGGAATACGACCCACATCCATCGAGAAATTATGTAAAAGCTATGCACGGTAAACACGCCCATGAGATTCCGGATGGGTGGAGAATATGTGGTGAAAACGTATATGCAAAACACAGTATACATTATCATAACCTAGAAACCTATTTTTATGTGTTCTCTATATGGAACGATAAAAATGCCTGCTTATCCTGGGACGAAACGATTGAGTGGTGTGGTCTATTTGGTTTAAAGCATGTCCCAGTTCTCTACAGAGGTGTGTGGGACGAGAAGCTAATTCGTAGTCTCTATAAAGATAAATATGGAGATAACGAGATGGAGGGGTATGTAGTTAGGGTTGCTAGAAGCTTTGAGTATGGCGAGTTTAGAAAAGTGGCCGCAAAATATGTAAGGAGCGGGCACGTTACCACAAGCCACAATTGGAAGCGCCAGCAAGTAATACCTAACGAATTAGAGCATGAGTAAGTTACAGAAACAGCAAGGGTTTTTTATAGATGCAGAGTTGGTAAAGAAAGCTTTACCATACCTCGCTATATTGTTGACAAACGGCGGGAGTCTCTATGGTGGGTCAGTTTATAAGGAAAACGAGTTGCAAGAAAGTGTTAAGTCTGTTATAACAATAGTATCAGAACAATACCAAAAGAATCTTGATGCTGAGAAAGATAATCTTCGTAAAGAGTACGACAGGCGTATGAAGATTTGTAAAGAAACAAAAGGTAAGATCTGTAAAACTGGAGATTAAAAGTGGGAGTTCATAGCACATTATGTATAACGAGAAAAACAGCCCTACAATATCTGATGGATAAACTAGCGAACGTTAGTGATGAAAAACTGGGTGACTTAATGACCGTTGTTTTATACGATAGGTTGTACAACTGCATGATAGTCCCAGATGGTAAAGAAAACGACGATCATCGACTATAGTATGAAAACATCTGCTGGCATTGCACTAATTTATAATAAAAAACTGCTTCTAGTTCACCCATCAAACAACCCTTGGAAAGGCACATGGTCTATTCCAAAAGGCGGCATAGAAGATGGTGAGGATATTATAGACGCAGCTATTAGAGAAACTTTTGAAGAGACTTCTATACGTGTTACAAGAGACATGCTATCAGAAAGTGGCACTATTAACTACACCAGAAAAGATAGTACAAATGCTTATAAAAAAGTGTTTTACTTCGTTTGTCAAGTAGGCAAGTTATCGGATATAGGTTTAAAAGATCAAAAACTGAGTAAAGATGACCTACAAATCGATGAGGTTGACAACGGAGAGTTTTTCAACTATACTGAAGCATCAGAGCTAATACACTGGCGGCAAAAAGAAATATTGGGGTATATAAAGTAAACTATGGGTAATGGGGAACTAGACAGTGGCGATATTACACATCAAACAGAGATCCCTGGCATAGCGATCCTACTACTAGGTATTTTTATCTCTATTTTTACAATTTTCGCTGTAGCAAATATGGAGTCTAAAGAAACGAAGTTAAAATGTACTGAGGTATCTACAAAAATCAGCGTATGTATTGACGGGCCGTTTTTTAAAAATCCTGGCAACAACACAAACGATTTTACATTAAGGAAATACAATTGAAAAAGATAATGCTATATCAGAAAGCTAAAAGTGGGCGTGTGAACCAAATAGAGATAGTTGCTGATGATAATAAAATTATCACAGAGTGGTTCTCTTCTAAAGATGGAAAACCTGGAAAAATACAACGGGCAGAAGAAACTGTCGTTGGCGTAAACAAAGGTAAAGCAAACGAGACCTCTGATTCAGAACAGTGTATCCTTGAGTTCGATAGAAAAGTAAAAGAGAAAATCGATGAGGGCTACCTAGAGTCTCTAGAAGACGCTTTGGCTAAAAAGAACGTTGTAGATATAACACAACGGTTACCAAAATCTTTTGCTCCGTGTAAGCCCCTAAAAACTATGCCAAAAGGTTCCGACCCAAAAGATAAAAAATATCTGGCTGAGCGTAAGTTTAATGGCGAGTGTTTGATCATGCACAACACTGGGGAAGAGACTATTGTTTACTCTCGCCGTATTAATGAGATAACTCATGTTGTTGGTTGCGTAGATGATGTTAGAAAAAAACTCACGAAACTACCTGCTAAATCTTTAGTGGTTGGAGAACTAGTCGCTTATGATAGCGACGGTAAAGAAGATACATCGGTGCTAAAAAGCGTTACTGCCGATAAGTCTACAACCGAAAAAGCGTCCGCCAAATATGCTGAATATGTTTCAGAGGGGTACGTTTTTGAGTACCGTGTGTACGACATTTATTTCTATCTGGGAGAGGATGTAACCTCAAAAACTTTTAAAGAACGGCTTGCTATCGAGGAGAGTATATTTGGTAAACGAGATCTTTTTAGCTTAACTGACGATATAATTAAAAAGGCTTCCGAAGATGGCTGGGAAGGGTTTATATTGAGAACAGAAGACTCAACTATATGTTTTACATTAAATGGAGATCCGGAAAGAACAGGGTCTTATAAATATAAATTCATTGAAACAGAGGATTGTATTGTAAAAATAATAGACCGAGGTTATAAAGGAAAATACGAAACCAAGTTTGCTAGATTTAATCTGTATCAATACGATGGGGATAGGCTGGTTGATTGTGGGTGGGCTGGTACCGGCAAATTAACCAAAAAAACTATAGCTGAGTTTACCGATGAGTTTGTAGGTAAAGGATATGAGATTGGAGTTGCAGAGTTGAAAAAAGAGGATTGGTTAGTTGCAGAAATAAGACACTTTGGTAGGCACCCTGTAAACCCTGACGGTCAACATTGCTTCATAATGGCTCAGTTAGTTAGGTTTAGAGACGACAAGCCTCTTGCTGAATGTAAGTATGAAACCGAGTAACGTGGAAAGATTAATATTAGCCATGAACGAGAGAATATCAATGCCCAACCAAATACCAAGAACAAGACACGGGTCTGGTATAGCAGCTAAAAAACAAAAACTTTTGCAGTTTAGCCATAAAACAAGTGGGTGGTATGTAGGATATAATAGCAAATGTGTTGAAACAAAACTATTCCTTGCTGTTGATAGGTTAGAGGTAGACGAGTTAAAAAAGACATACGAAAACTTTATACAGGGAAATTATGAAAAGATTTTCCCAACATTCAACCATGATCTACATAGTGTTAATTACGGATCGTCAGAGGGTCTACACATTTTTAATTTAAATGAGATAGACGAGTCTATGTCTGGGGATACATTGCCAAACGGAGTCTATAAATTTGATATCGTAGACGGTGATTACTACATTTTCAGGTTGCCAGCCATGTCTTCTGACAAAAAAGTTGACTTGACAAACTCTATCCAGAACATCGAATCTGATATATCAAAATTCTTGGATAATAAGCACATCTATGAATCATTGGGCATGCGTTATCGACGTGGGGCACTAATTTATGGACCTCCAGGCTGCGGTAAAACATTCTCTATAATAAAATCTGTTGAAAATGTTATAGACAAAAAAGATTGTATTGTATTCATACTAACAGAGAACCTACACGGAATTGATTTCCTAGTAGATTTTCTACCCGTTTTTATGAACAGAAACATTATCTTTATTGTCGAGGAGTTGACTGAAAAATTAAAAACAGATACCGAATCTTACCTTAGTTTTTTAGATGGTGAAATGAGTTGGGATTGCTCGTATACAATTGCAACAACAAATTATCCAGAAGAGTTGGAGAAAAACATTGTAGATCGTCCCGGCAGGTTTGATCTGATGTTAGAAGTTGGCTTGCCTGATGAAAACGATAGAAGAAAGTATCTTGATACAGTACTAAAAACAACTGTCACAGACGACGTGATTAAAATGACAGATGGCATGAGCATTGCATATCTAAAAGAAATCTGCCTTCAACATAAGATAACGGAAGATTCTTTAGAAATCGTTATTAAAAGAATGCAAGATAGAAAAGACTCTATTAAGCGGGATTTTAAAGAGAAAAAACGTTCGTTGGGATTTAAGAGTGACGAGGATGATTTTGAATGAGTAAAGAAAAATGTCCTATATGTAAAAAAGATGTTTTGGATGAGGACATGGTATATAACAAACAGGCCAACGCGGATACGTGTAGGAAATGCAAATATTTGTCTGATTTGGATAGCGAAGATCCAATCTATTTAGAAGATAGAGACCCCGGCGACGAGTCTAAGAACTCTTAAACCACTTGACAACTAAAAAATAACCTGCTATAATCTGTCTATATGTTTAGAGCCGGATGTTTAGGGTTATCATTTTAAGGTAAAAGTCCTGAACAATTTTTTTGCTCTATTTTAGTTTTTAAAGTTTTGGGCCGGAGATACGTGGGTTATCGCATATGAAGCGGGTTGTCGTTGGTTCAAATCCAACAGTGTTCCCCAACTATGGAACATTTAGCTCAGTGGTAGAGCACCTAAAACATCCACTTTCACATTTGCCCATTTAATTTTAGAGCCGTTTGAATTGGGTTATCTTATATGGAATATGGCGAACTTGGTTCGAGTCCAAGCCCGACTTCGGTCGGTGGGAGTGGTCCTGGAACAGTCCAGTTCAGCTTTTGCTCTATTTGATTTTAGTTTAGGGCCGGAGAGATAGGTTTATCTATCAAATCTGGGTGTCGTTGGTTCAAATCCAACAGTAGTCTTCGGATTGCTTAGTTCAGTGGTAGAACACCAGAACAATATCCTACTCGTTTTTTTGCCCTATTTTTTAGCTCCTTGACAAGAGATAAAAAAACTGCTATAATCTTTTTTACATTATTTGATTTTTTAATCGAGCCATTTTGCTCATAAGAAAAGGAGAAACATCATGGCAAATAGTACATACAGTCAGTATTCCAACTCTCGTAAGTCTATAAAGACTGCGACACCGCAATCAAAGAAAGCTAGCCCAAAGCAGAAGAAAAATGCTGCTGGTGGATACACATTCGTTACAAGTAATTGGCAACGTTTAGACCGTTTTCTGATCATAGGATCTGATGCCCCTACTTACTACATTGGTAAGAAGGCTCTGACAACACAAAATGTTGATAACCTTGCTTCTTGTGTTAAAGAAGATGGCGTTCGTGTTGTAAACCGTATTGTCGAAATTTCAGATTCTGGTCGTGCTTTAAAGAACGATCCTGCATTATTTGCATTAGCGTTCTGTGCATCTTCTGATAACAAGGAAGTTAAGAAAGCCGCACTAAGCGCATTGCCAAAAATTGCCCGTACTGGAACACATTTACTACATTTTGTTGACTACGTAGAAGGTTTTCGTGGTTGGGGACGTTCTCTATCACAAGCAATTGCTGATTGGTATACATCAAAGAAAGCTGACAGTTTGGCCTATCAAGTAGTTAAGTACCAATCTCGTGATGGATGGTCTCAAAAAGACGTTATTAAGTTGGCACACCCAAAAACAGACGATCCAGCAAAAGACGCCGTTATCCGTTGGATTATATCCGGAATGGAAGGATGTAAGGCAACAGAACGTACATTTAAAGACCGCCGTTCTGGAAAACAAATCACACAAGAAATTCCTCGCAGAGATAAAGATCTGCCTGAATTAATTGTTGGTTTTGAAAAAGCTAAGAAGGCTTCAAAAGATTCTGAAATAGTTAAGTTAATCCGCGACTACAAGTTGCCACGAGAAGCTGTTCCTACGGAATTTTTAAACAGCATTAAAGTTTGGGATGTTTTGTTACAAGACATGCCACTAACAGCTTTGACACGTAACTTGGCTAAAATGACCTCAATTGGTTTGATCGAGCCTGGTTCTGATGCTGCTAAGCTCGTTGTTAGCAAATTATCTGACCAAGACTATATCAAGCAATCTCGTCTACACCCAATGGCTATCTTGGTAGCATTGCGAATGTATGCTCGTGGCCATGGAGAAAAAGGTAGTTTGAGTTGGAAGCCAGTAACAAGGGTTATCGACGTTTTGGATGCAGCTTTTTACAAGGCTTACGGAAATGTTACGCCTACAGGAAAAAGTCTGTTGTTGAGCCTTGACGTGTCTGGATCTATGGGTTCGTCCGCTGCTGGTACAGTATTAAAAGCAAGAGAGGCCGCTGCTGCTATGGCATTGGTTACAGCTAACGTTGAACAAGACTATGAAATTGTCGGGTTCTCACATGAGCTTATTCCTTTGGAAATATCCCCACGTCAACGTTTAAACGACGCTGTGGAAGCTATCTCAAATATTCCATTTGGAGCAACTGACTGTGCATTACCAATGTTATGGGCGCTTGGTCTAAATTCTGTAAATAGGGGTGGATACTCTTATAACAATGGTTATAAAAAGGTTTCGGACAGAGTTAAGAAGTTTGACGCTTTTTGTATCTACACGGATAACGAGACTTATATTGGACAAATTCATCCACATGAAGCTCTGAAGCGTTACCGCAAGGAAACTGGAATCAACGCTAAGTTGGTTACAGCAGCCGTTACTGCCTCCGGTAGTACAATTGCTGACCCAAATGATCCTGGTATGTTAGATATTGTTGGATTTGACGCAGAGTTGCCAAACCTGATTTCTTCATTCATTTCTGAGTGAAAGAAAAAACGGCAACTCATTTATTTGCGATATTTAACATAGTATTAGGTTCGACCCTAGTCCTAGCTTATGTAACCTGCTATTCCCTATACTTGGGGTTTTTTATATCCCAAGTATGGGGAATGTTTTTTTCTAATACAACCCTTCCGGGTATAACAATCATGCAGGGGGCAGGTATTGGATTAATTTTTCAAATATTGTCAATTAAGCAACTAGTTTTAGTTGTGCGTGAGGATAACGCCGAAGTGTCAATAAGTTCTGGAATAGTTTACGATATTTTTTTACCAATTCTTTTTTATTATGCTGCCTTGTGTGTAAAATATATTGAGTTAGCTTTTAAATGAGGACTTTGTATACACTAATATTAGTCATGTACTACTACATCAAACAATATAAAGACACGGTCCAAATGTTAGATGAGAAAAATGGTTGGGCAAAGGTTGGAGATAAAAAATATATTAGGTTACCAAAAACACTGTTAGAAAACGAGCGGAAAGAGATAGTATCGAACTTTAAGAACGTCGTTAATAAAATAGCAGAAAAATCAGAAAATAGCGGGCTTGACTTAATCGAGAAACGTGGTAAAATAACTATAGAAAATAATGACTGGGTTGAGGGGTTTATTAGAAAAATAGATGGTAGTAAAGGCCCTGCAAAGTGGAGATAGCATATAAACAGCTATACTCATGGTATGGAAAATAAAAACTATAAGCTAGACCAGAAAATACGAGCAAAAAAAACAGAAGATATTGTTAGGACTCTCCATGAGTTTGACGTAGACTTACAGTCAAACCACATTTACCTAATGAGTACAGAATTCTATTCTTTTGGGGCGGAAGACCCTATAAGTGAACCGGGTATTGATTTTACAATAGCAAACCGTTTTATTAGAAATCTAAATTTATGTATGCGAGTAAATCATGATAAATCGATTTTAGTGCATATGAAAACGTGTGGGGGTGATTGGGAAGAGGGCATGGCCATATACGACATTATAAAATCTTGTCCAATGCCAATAACTATATTGAATTACACACATGCTAGATCAATGTCATCGATTATATTCCAAGCTGCTAATAAACGAGTAATGATGCCAAACAGTTCTTTCATGTTTCATGACGGGACTTTCGAAATCGGGGGCACTGTTAAATCCGTAAACTCCACAGTGGATTTTTATAAGTTGTCAACCGAAACCATGTCAAACATATACCTAACGTCTGTGAGGGAATCAGAAAAATTTAAGGGTAAGACAGACGCGCAGATAAAAAAATGGTTGCGGGATCAAATGGATAAAAAAGAAGATGTGTACCTAACAGCCAAAGAAACAGTAGAATATGGGTTTGCCGACGAGATATTTGACTTTAACTGGGCTAACCTAACAGATTATACCGACAAACAGCTTTCGAGATAATAACATATGTGTAAAAAAACACGCTTGGCCAAGTCTGCTTATAAAGAAATTGATTTTAATAAACAGCAGTATAACCTTGTGGCTATTATTGAACGTGGCGGACGCATACTTTCAATAGGTTTGAATAATATGTCGCGTGGCCACCCCGCATATTTCAATGGAGAGTTTGATAAAGGAATACACGCGGAGTTTAGTGCCTTAAACCAGACAAGGGATGCTTCTGGAGCCGATATACACGTTTTTAGATTTAAACGAAACGGTGATCATGGCGATAGCAAACCCTGTAAGCATTGCATGGCTACGATGAGAAGTGCTGGTATAAAAAGAGTTTTTTATTGGAAAAATGGTGAGCATGTAACGGAGAAACTTTATGGATAAAGAACTTCAAAAAAAACTGATGTCATCGTTTCCTACTATTTATGGGAACCTTGACGGACCAATTTTAAGCTGGGGGTTTGAGTGTGGGAATGGCTGGTTTGAGCTACTCTTCGAACTATCCTCAAGAATCGAGTCTGAGTTAAGAAAAGTTCCTGATGCGAAAATAATTGTTCAACAAGTTAAAGAGAAATTTGGAACGCTACGATATTACTATTCTCTAGTTAACCTCGGCTATGACGTGATAGAACCTATAGTAACAGAATATGAAAATAAGAGTGAAAATACTTGCGCGGTGTGTGGTAAATTTGGAAAACTTAGAGACGGTAGTTGGTTAGTTACTCTTTGTGATGAGCACGTAAAAAAATAATGACAGGAACATTAGCCATTGTACTCGGAATTATACTTGCCTGTCTCGGAGAGGCCGGGGCGTGGTGGCAAATAAGCTATTCCCAACTTTATCCTAAACTAAAACACTCATTCTGGCCTTTGTTCATATCATCACCACTAGTAGCTTTTTGTTATTGGAAATCTACACAACTTGTCTACGGAGCTACAGAAAGTTTTTGGACCGTGAAAGTGCTTTTTTCTCGACAGGGATAATTGTTTTTGGTATACTGACGTATATCTATTTTAACGAGGCCCTAACCTATAAAACCATGTTAACAGTCGTCCTGGCAACCCTCATTATTTACATACAGGTGTACCTATGATTTTAGTCTACAATCAAGAACATATCCCAGAAAACTGCAGGTATTCGATATTCCTGGCCGGGCCTACACCGAGGTATTCATTAACACCATCGTGGCGACCACATGCTATTATAGAGATAGCGGGGCTGTTAAAAATTCCAGATGTTGCTGTTATTGTCCCGGAAAACCGAGATAGAGAGATATTCAAAGACGTTCTGGCAGAAGACACTTACCAAGCCCAGGTTGATTGGGAGCAAAATTGTTTGGACTCGTGTACTGCCATAATGATGTGGGTTCCAAGAGACTTAAAAACAATGCCAGCTTTTACAACAAATGTTGAATTTGGTCTCTACATAAGAGAGCAGAAATTTTTCTACGGTCGGCCAGATTCAGCAGAAAAGAATAGGTATCTAGACAGATCTTATGAAAATTTGAATCCTAATTATAGGGGGTCAGCATTAGGTTATGCAAGAGACTTAGAAACTCTCGCTGATAGAGTCGTGTTTTACATAGAGAAAAAAGATGGTGTAACGAAAAGGTCGTTATCAAAATGAAAATAACTATAAAAAAACCGGTAGAAATAACTGTTAAGTATATTCGTATTCAAGCTGCCGTGCGATATGAGGACGAAGATATGCCGTTTGACTTCCCAGGCAGAACTAACGATGTCTGGGATGTAACTGTTGATATTGACTCAGGAACAATTTTAGATTGGCAGGGTATTGAGTTTGATGTGTATATGAAAGTGTGTGACGAGGGGTCATACACTCTTTTGGATGAAAATAAAAATGTTATTGCAAACTTATACGACTCCTACGTCCCGAATAGCGTGATACCAGGAGAATATGGCGATTATATTGACATGAAGATTGGTATAGACGGTAGGATAAAAAATTGGCCTAAAAACCCCAATTTTTCTGAGTTTTTTACAGACTAAAGCCCAGACAGTTTCCTGCCTGGGCCTAGTCAGCAACCGAATCTGGTTTAATCTATTTAAGAAGATCTACCGAGTCGTTATCTTCTTGTGCTATCTTCTGGAACGTTACTTTAATAATACCATCGGCCACTTCTACAGTTGATTTGTTTGTATCAACATTTTTATCTACGAAACGTGTAAACGTATAGTCGCGGTTTTCATTCGAAGCTTTAATGCGAAGAATACGCTTTCCTTCAACTTTTGCTTCTTTGACATCCACCTTTGACACGCCTGGGGCATCAAAAGAGTATGATATTGTTGTGTCTGTCGATGTCACATTTCCAGCAATACTTCCCAGCAAATCTGTAGAAAACGTCTTTATTTTAGAGTAATCTTTATCCTTTGCCAAAGAATCTAACTCGTCTACAACATCCAACAAATCTTCAAATCCGTTGGAAAACTGACCCCAACCTCTTGCAAACAAACTCGGAATATCTCTTGATCTCGCTAGCGCCATAGTAAACCTCCTTGGGTTATTGTTGTTCCTGGCTCGTTATTAATATAAACACACTATACTATATGTCAAGTACAGTAATTAATCTGGAGTAAAAAAATGTCGGTCTATAATTTAACGCACAAAGCGTGTTTTGATGGATTTGGTGCTGCCTATGCATGTTGGAGAAAACATGGAGAAAACGCTATTTATATTGGTTGTACATTTGACAAACCGTTCCCATATGACCAGATAGAGAAGCCTTATAAAGACGTAGAAATCTATATGACAGATTTCTCCTATAAACGTGACGTTATAGAGAAAGCGCAACCACAATTCAAAAAATTTATTATCCTAGACCATCACAAGACTGCCGAAGCTGAGCTAAAAGGTTTAGACTATGCCACATTTGATATGAGTAAGTCTGGAGCAGTTCTTTCCTGGGAGTATTTCCATCCAGATACGCCAGTACCAGCAGCTTTGCAATATGTTCAAGACAGGGATTTGTGGCATTTCAAACTACCTAACAGTAAAGAGATAAATGCTTGCATCCAGAGCTTACCCTATGATTTTAAAATATGGGATGCTTTCGTAACGTCTCTAGACGATAATTTTGATAAGTTTGTAAACCAGGGTCACGCTATCAATCGCTATATGGATACTCTAACAAAGACGATGTGTGAGAACATTTTCTACGTTACCATTGCAGGTACTAAGGTTCCTTGCACAAACACATCTTGCCACTGGGGAGAGGTTGGAGATTATCTTGTTAAGAAGTTTCCTGACTATCCATTTGTAGCTTTCTATACAGACAGACCCAATGGTACTAGACAGTGGTCGTTAAGAAGCAGCGATAAATTTGACGTATCAGAGGTGGCTAAAAAACTAGGTGGTGGTGGTCATGCTCAAGCAGCGGGATTTATTCAAACAGTTGAACACAACAAAAGCATTATACTTAAATAGGAGAATATATGGTAAAAGTTGTTCCGATAAGACCAAAAGAGGATAAAACAGAAACCGTCGTAAAATATAACATAAGATTCCCAGAGGATGCTGATTTAAAGATAGTAATTAAATTCCTTAATCTACTCAACCTATATGTTACAGATACGCCAATGTTGACTCAGGAATATAGAGACTTTATTAGTCAACATCCAGAATGTTGTGTACGAATCGAAGAAACAGTTAAAGTGGAGCCAACTCCTCCACAAACTAGTACCTTAATTAACTAAGATTTAATAACGTAATTGATGTTATCGACGCCCTGTTTTAGAGGGCCTATATCTTTAACAGCGTCTTTTATAGTATTACCAACCAATTTGACGGCTGGGTCATTTACGTTCTCATCTAGTCTACTACTTTCAAAAGCAGTAGATAGGCGATTAAAGTCTTTTTCGATAGATGTCATGCTTTGTGATAATACTTGACCAAGTTCTGCTAAGGACCCTGGTTTCTTAACACCATACGGCTGTTTTGGTTCTGATACCGCCTTAGCATCTGTAACTGTTTTATAGATATCATTCATATCGTTGACGAAATCTTGTAGATAAGGCTTCATTCTAGAGAGAACATCCAGTAATTGCTTTTTCTTAGCTTTTACAGTATCACTATCGTTAGGCTTCTCCTGAGATAGCTTGAATAGAAATTTTAGGTTTGGTGTGAAATTATGCTGCTCTTCTCCACGAATACGATCTACAATACGAGATACCTCAATAGCCATTTGAGAGTTTGGCGATATAGCCGCTCTAATTTTTTGAATAAACTCTTTTATGGATGCAATATGGGCTAATAACGTACCACTATTTTTATTGATCGTCATATTTTAAATACCGTAATGCCTATATAAAATCGGGTTAAGAAAACATATATCTATTTACACCAAAAAACATTAGTATAAACTATATAAACCTGCTTTAGAAAGTCTCTATTAGTGTGGTTGACAAAGCTTATACTATACTGTATAATCCTCTGTAACATAAGGTAGATACTATGGTCAGAACAAATACTTTAAAAGAGCTTAGAAAATCAAGGCGGGATGCTCGAAGAAATGGTGGGAAACAAAACACTAAAAAAACCGATATAACCCATACACAAGTCACAGAAACCATAAAATATGACCTATGGGTCTCACAAAAACAACTTGAAGCCCAAAGACTCGGCTATGAAACAAAGATAAAGACCTTAGAAGACAAGATTAGAGAGTTGCTCTCTGATGACACACTACCCGACGTTTTAACTGGATTATCGGACAAAGACATTGAGCATCTTAGAACACTAATACACACACTCGTTTTTTACGCAAACCCAGACATCTGGAAAATACAAACCGAGTTAAATACTTTTATAAAAAGACATAACTCAAACACCGCAGCCTTGGCAATTAGAAACGTGTTATTTGGATTATCTAATGATGTAAGAAACCAAATTACAGACCATATTGTTAAAAATGGTGGGGCCGTTGCTGCCAAAACATTGATAAACATCGTAGGAGGTAAATAACCATGGGATTGTCTAACACATTTGAACACGTAATGTTCTGGATAGCAATAATATCAACAATAATTTTCTTGATAAAGTTCGGGGTGTCTTTGTTTGGCCTTGACATGGATTTGGATATAGATTTCGATTTTGACTTTTTAGATAGTACAGAGTTTGCTCAGTATCTGACGTTAACCAGCCTGGTTTATTTCCTAACTATGTTTGGGTGGGTTGGTTTGCTATGTTCACAGAAAGGTTTTGGCTCCGCTGCTAGTTCAATTTTTGGTATCGTTAGTGGATTTGCGTTTGTGTTCTTAATGAATGGGATGATGGCTATTTTGTACAAACTGGAAGAGAACAATATAACGGCTACAGGTGACTCCATAGGTAAAACGGGGCATGTTTATCTAAAGATTCCAAAAGAACGCTCAGGATGTGGTATAATCAATGTGTCTATAAATAATTCTACAAGGGAGTTCCAAGCAATGACGGATTCTCAAAGCGATATTGCGACGGGATCAAGCGTAGTGGTGGCTAAAATAATTAACGAAACAACAGTACTAGTAACAAGAAACTAGAGAGGTAAAAACATGATTTTAGGTATTATAATTGCGGTCGTAGCTGTAGGACTTTTTTCAGGATTAATCATCCTGTCGAAGTATTACAAACGTTGTCCGTCAGATAAAGTATTGGTTATCTACGGCAAGCAATTTAAAAAAGGAAAGTCTACAGACCCAATGGAGAACCAAGGTACATCTAGATGTATTCATGGAGGCGCTGCTTTTGTTATTCCACTGATACAGGATTTTGCTTACCTTAGCTTAATCCCTTTTCAAGTAGAGATACAGCTAAAAAGCGCTCTGTCTAAACAAAACATCCGGGTTGATGTGCCTGCAACATTTACAATTGCTGTTTCAACAAACCCTTCCATTATGTCTAATGCCGCAGAAAGATTGTTAGGGTTGTCCATTCAAAACCAATCACAACTAGCAAACGAAATTATTTACGGACAATTACGTGAAGTTATTGCCACAATGACAATTGAAGAAATTGTTTCTGATAGAGACAAGTTTATCGATAAGATTCGCAGTAGCGTTGTTGTTGAGTTAAATAAAATTGGTTTCGATCTAATTAACGTTAATATCCAAGATATCAAAGATGAAGCCGGTTACGTAGTGTCTTTAGGTAAGGAAGCTGCAGCTAGGGCTATCAACGAAGCCAAGATATCTGTTGCAGAACAAGAGCGTATTGGTGAAATCGGTAAAACTGAAAAAGATAAAGACCGTATTACACAAACATCGGCTGCACTCGCACAGGCGGAAATTGGTAAGGCTGAAGCCGATAGACAACGCAGAACATCCATCGCAACAGCCAATGCTACTGCCGTTGCCGGTGAAAACGAAGCTAAAGCCAATATTGCAAAAACAGATTCTACCCGTCAAGTTGCGGAGGCAGAAGCTAGAAGAGAGGCTGAAACGGCTATAAAAACAGCAGATGCTAGAATCCTTGAAGATTCTTATGCTGCTGAGCAAAAGGCTGAAGTTGCTCGTGCAGAACGTGACAAAGCTTCACAGATTGCTAACGTAATCGTTCCAACACAGGTTGCTAGAGACAAGACTGTTATTGAAGCTAATGCCGCAGCACAGAGAGAAATTGAGGAAGCTCGTGGTAAAGGTGAAGCTCTAAGACTACAGTTGGTTGGCGAGGCCGAAGGTCAGTTAGCTATTTTAGAAAAGAAAGCAGAAGGTTTTAAAAAATTAGTTGAAGCTGCTGGTGGTAATGCCAAAGATGCTGTCATGATGATGATTGCAGACCAACTAACTGAAATCACCGAGATTCAGGTTGAGGCTATTAAGAATCTCAAAATCGATAAAGTGGTTGTGTGGGATAATTTGGGACAAGGTGGTGATGGACAATCCTCTACGGCAAAATTTGCTTCCAGCCTAATGGGATCTTTACCTCCATTTAATGAGCTACTAAAGGCTGCTGGATTTCAGCTTCCAGGATGGGTTGGTAATGAAGTAAGTCCTGCTGAAAAAGACGTGTCCCCGATACAACCTACCAGTGATACGCCTGCTGACCTAAATGAGGCTGTCCAGGGAAAGGCCCCTAAAGATCCGGCTGTTCCAGATGGTTTTTGGGAAAAAGGTCATCAATAAATGATTCACTACGTTGCTGGTGACTTGTTTTTAAACAAGTATAATGCTCAAGCTTTTGGACATGGTACAAATTGTCACGGGGCTTTCGGGGCCGGTATCGCAGTCGCCTTTAAACATAAGTATTACAACATGTATTTAGCTTATAAAGAACGTTGCGAAACAGGTAAACATAATCCAGGGGACGTGTTTTTTTGGAAAGAAGATGGTAAGCCGTCTGTATTCAATCTAGCTACACAAAAAAGACCTGGCGCGAATGCTCGGTTAGAATATATTGAAAACTCCCTCGTAAAAACTATAGAATTGGCTAGAGATAATAACGTTGTCTCGATAGCAATTCCCCAAATAGGCGCAGGGATTGGTGGGCTTTTTTGGGATGATGTAAAAAACATCTTAGAGACACGGTTTAAAAATTGGGGTGGTAATCTCTATGTTTACGAAAAAT